AGGTTTCCTCCAGTAGAACCTCTTGAAAGATGGGCTATGCTACATGGTATGGATAAGGGGACTGGATACTTAATAGCTAGAAAGATAGCACAAAGGGGAACTGAGAAGTATAGGAGGGGTGGTGAAAAACAAATTACTAAGATAGAAGAAAGGCTTAACAAAGACTTAATGCCAGAGAGGATAAAATATTTACTTGACGCTTACACAAAATGAACATAACAACAGTAATGAGTAATCTTAAAACTTATTTTACCAACATGTCGTGGACATCCACTGATGGTACTGGTACAACGAAGTTTAAGGGGGTTTACACATATCCTAACTGGCTTCAAGATGATGGGTATCCTTTTGTAGTTATATTAGATGATTCAGGTGAAGGAAATAGTGCTACTAATAGGACTTTAGAGTTCAATACGAATATATCTGTAAGTATATGTGTCAATTATGGTACAATAGATAAACAAACCGAAGGAGAAAAAGTTGAGGAAGCAATGCTTAGGTTAAGGGAAGCATGGGATTATGTTAAAACTGATTTGTTTGACTTGTCTACATTAACAACTCTTGGTGTAGACTGGACATACAGTCCCAGTTATGTGGACGACTTTGATGAAAACTTGAATCTTTACAAGAGGACAATAACATTAATTTTTAAGGAAGTAATTAACCGTGACTAGAACATCAAAACAAAAGACAGATAAATCTGAGGTTAAAGCCTTTGTACCAAGTGTGGGAAAAGTCTTAACTGAGGAAGAAATAATTAAATTAAATAACTTAAAGTAATGGCAAACGAACATATAGGAGCAAGACAAGAGATTGCTTTCAAAGTGGAGACAACTAGAGGTACTAAGGTAGATCCAAGTACAGGCGAGTGGTATCCACACACAGGACAGGGGTTCATTCCTCAGGTTGAATTAATACCAGACAACTCAGGAATGGGTAGAATAGAGGGTGTAAACACCGAGAATGTTGCTAAAGAATATTCTCAGGGTACGGTTACAATGAAGTTGTACGATAGTTTTCTAACACCTCTTAACAGAATGATATTTGGACAGGCTGATACAGCTGGTACATATACAATTCTAAATGATAACTTACACAACTCCTTTACAATAGCAACCTCAGACCCAGTTGAAGGAGATAATACTTATGCGTTGGGTATGTTAAACACTTGTACAATTTCTTGTAATACTGATGACTATGTAAATCTTTCAATGGAGTTTATAGCCAAGAAAGAAACAGCAGCAACATTGACACCAAGTTATAGTACAACAGCGAAGCTATTTACACCAGACAATGTAACCTTTGGGTATGCTACTAACTATGCAGGATTATCTTCGGCAACAGCAATGAAGGTTAAGAACTTCCAGTTAAACATAGAGAAGAATCTAAGTATAGACTGGGTGAACGGTTCAACCGAGCCAGATGATATTCAAAATGGAAGAATGAATGTAACGGGAGATATAACCTTAACCTATGATTCTTCAACATACCGAGATTTCGCATTAACAGACACAGCCAAGGCGTTCCAGATAACACTTAGCAATGGAACAAAAACATGGGTAATCCAGTTTCCGAGTGTACTATTTAAGGGTTGGAATAGAAGTACTGATTTAGACGGAATAGTAACAGAGACATTTGGGTTTACAGCAAACTATGCAGACCGAACAAATGGATTAATGAAAGCAACTGTATCATAAATTAAGTAGGGATTATTATGGAAATTAAAGGTAGAGAATGTGAGGAGGTAAAGATAGGGGGACACACCTACTACTTTATTACCAAGTTTAAGGGAAAAGAATACAGAGTAATTCAAGGTATGGTGTATGGGCAAATGAACTTAGACAACAAGAAAGACGCAAAGAACATGACTGTTTTCCTTGCCAACATACCAATGCTCTTTGAGTTATTATGCTTACAGATTGACGATGGAAAGATTGAGGTGAATGGTGAGTTCCTAGACAATTTGGAAATGGAAGATTACGACAAAGTACAAGAGAGGGTACTGAGTGGGGTTACGGATTTTTTTACTCAGGTAAAATAGAAGAAGTCCTAGAGAGAATAAGAGAAGCCGTTTTGTACGATAAAAGTGATATACCATTTGAACTTGTGATAGAAAGAATATGCCAAAAGTATCATAAGTTGCCAAGTGAAGTATTAAACGAAGACATGGACTGGATTAAGGTGTTGTTAGAAGTAAGCATGGCTGATTTAGAAAGACAAGGAAAGGAAATGGCGAGAGCCGAGTTAAGAAATAACATGAAGAATAAAAGACAATGATAGGACAGGCAACTAAGAAAGCAATTATAGAAGTCCAATTAGATGATAAAGCCTCTAGTGGACTAAAAAAACTACAGACCAATACAGATAGTATCTCAAGCAAAATGAAGGTTGGTTTTAATAAGATTGCAGTCGCTGTTGCTGCTACTACTGCTGCGATTGGTGGTGCAACTGCTGCAATCATGTCAATGGCTTCTAGGGCAGGTAAAATAGAGAGTTTGTCTTTAGGTTTTGAAAGAAACTTTGGAGACATGGAAAAAGCACTAGAATCATTTAGAAAAGCGTCTGCTGGAATGGTATCAGACTTTGATTTAATGCAGACTGCCAATAGGGCTGCACTGTTGGGGGTAACTTCTGATGTTGATAAGTTGTCTGGCTTAATGGTAACTGCAAGGTTAAGAGGTAGGGAAATGGGACTGGACATGACACAAGCCTTCAATGATATTGTAACAGGTATTGGTAGGGGTTCTCCTCTTATTCTTGACAACTTAGGTATCAAAATCCCAGATGCGATTAAGAAGTCTATGGAGAAGATGGGAGAAGCGGAGAAGACACAAGCCTTGCTTAACTTTGCAATAGCAGACGGTGCAAAGATAGCTGCTGAATACGGAGATGTTCAGCTTACTGCTTCAGAGAAGGCAGAGGTGCTAAAGTCCAAGATAGTAAACTTAAAAGATGAGGCTTTGGCTAAGTTATCAGAGCCACTAGGAAAGATTATTGACCAATTTTCAAAGTGGATAGACAAATTAGAAAAGGTTGCTAAAGAAACAGCAGACTTAACAAAGGATGAAGTTTCTGCATTGAAAGATGCTTTAACCAATCCTGATTATGGATTGGTTAAGGGAGTTGGTGATATGGATACGGCATGGGGAAATCTGATGGAGGCTTTTACTGGAGAAAACAAAAATGCAGTTGAAACAATGATTCAGATGTTTGTGGGGTGGGCATACATATTAACTGAACTTTCCAAGCTATTAGAAAAACTGTTTAACTGGATTGTTAAAGTTAAAGGAAAATGGGATGAGTATCAAATTAGTAGTATGGAGGAGTATAAGAGTAATCACTCCGAAGATGACTGGAGATATAAATTACCTGGAAACAAAGCAACAGGAGGGGTTACTTCTGGAGGATTAACATTAGTAGGGGAAAGAGGTGCTGAATTAGTTTCGCTACCTCGTGGAAGCCATGTGTATAATTCAGAAGATACAAAGCAAATGGTAGGTAATAATGGAATAACAATAAATGTAAATGCACCAGTAACAGGAGTGGATAACTTAAAGGCAGTCATACTTGAGGCGGTCAATGAAGCAACAGAGAGACAAAATAGATTAGCCAATTACAATTTACTATGAAAAATCTAATATTATATGGTTCACAAAATCTAAGCAACAAGAAGTGTGGTATAGAGTACATAAAGAACTTCAGAGGTAGTATAAGTTCTATTCAGAAGATAAACAATGCAAGGTTTCCTGGTAGCACGGTAGTTGATAGAAAGATAGACGACAGGGGTTTATCAATGGGAGGGGTTGTAAGAGCAACAGACGACTTGAGTTTACAAGAGGTAATTAATGAGTATTCTAGTGCGTTCAATGATAGTGATAGATACTTTAGAATATCCACTAATTATCTTGTGTTCACAGACTTAAAAGACGGTACAGGTTGGCAGATACAGGGAGACACAACAACCAATTCCTTTGATAGTGAGAGTTTTCAATATGAAGACGGATCAATAAAGTTTAATGCTGATGTGAGTTTAGGTCATGGGTTTAGTGGCGTTTACACAGAAACAGGAGTAGGACAGAATCTGTCTACCTATGGTTCAACTGGGGCTTTTGAAGCATGGGTATACTTACCACAAACTTCTGGTGTTACAGGAATAGAACTTAAAGTAGGAAATGATACTTCTAATTATTATAGTGGTACTGTAAAAAATCAGTATGATGATACCCTATTTGAGGTGGGTTGGAATTATGTTAGTTTTATGATAGAGGAAATGGCCGTAACAGGAGTGATTGACCCATACTCAATAGGAGAGTATTTGAGTATTAAGATAAACTACGGTGCATTAATGAGTGAAGACAAGAGTGATTTTAGACTGGGTGGGAT